ATGTGTAAGTCCGAAATTTTTGCCAAAATAATTAATATTGTTTCAAAAGAAACAGAAGTGTCTGTAAACCAAATATTATCATCTGATAAGAATATGGAAACTGTAGATGCCCGGTATCTTCTTGTATTTTTTCTTTTCGAAAGCGGTATGTACCCTTCGCAAATAGCCGCTCATATCCACAAAACCAAACGTGCAGTTAACTACATGATATCTAATTTCCATGAGAGGATGGAGAGTGGGGAAATGATGAGAATATATTGGGACGATATAAAGAATTTGTTGGGAAACAACTGATTCCCCATGAGATATGATATATATACTTTTGTGAACGGTCATGTGACCGGAACTAATTGTATATATTATGAGCGAAACAAAGACTTATGTGTTCCCGGAAAGTGGGAACAATGGTGGTGGCGGCATGATGGCAATGCTTGCACCACTTTTGCAACAGAAGGGCATAGACCCTAATTTGCTTGTAGCCATGAACAGCCGTAACAACAGTGGTTTTGGCGGTGAGGGAAGTTGGTTCATTTGGGTTATTTTCTTGTTTTTCCTCATGGGTTGGGGTAACAACGGATGGGGAAATGGCGGCTTTGGCGGTGGCAATGGAGCAGCAGGAATCCCCAATTTGATAAACAACGACGCAGGACGGGAGTTGCTGATGAGTGCTATTCAAGGAAACGGTCAGGCCATCAACAATCTGGCTACAAATCTGAACTGTTCAATTGGTCAGGTTCAACAGGCTATTAACGGTGTAATGTCACAGATTCAACAGGTAGGAAATCAAGTTGGGCAGAGCTCAATGCAGATTATTAATGCTATCCAATCCGGCAACTGTCAGATTGCACAACAGATCGCATCATGCTGCTGTGAGAACCGTCTAGCTATCTGTCAGCAGACAAACACTCTGCAAAATGCAATTAATGGTGTTGCAACCGGGCAGGAAAGAGGATTTGCATCCGTGGCCTATGAAACACAACGTCAGACTTGTGACTTGCAAAATTCCATCAAGGACAGCACACGACAGATTATTGACGGTCAACGTGCCGCTGAAATGCGTGAGATGCAAAACAAGATTGACAAACTCCGTGAAGAGAACAGCACTTACAAGAGTTCAGCCATGACATCTCAAATTGTAGGGCAAGCTACTGCACCTCTTGGAGCCGCTTTGACAGATTTAAGCGCGCGCCTAGCCAAAATTGAATGCAAGCAGCCGGAAACCGTAACCGTGCCTTACAGTCCTATTGCGGCAGTTCCCAACTGTGTAGCATACCAATACGGCTTGTATGGTGGTTTCAATCCTTATGCTGCCGGTAATGGTTTTTGGGGTTAATTGAGAAAGGAGGCTATTATGGCAGTATATCCTTTCCAATTTGTAAACCGCAGGGGCTCTGCGGCTATATCAACCTCGGGTGTGACGGTTAATACTGCTAATGTGGTGTTTTCCTTTCCCAACCATGCCTTTGTGAACGCATGGTACAGAGGAACGATATACGTTGATATTACCCAAGCGATACCTACCGGCACAACCGGCACGCTCCCTGTTCTGTTTGAGAGTAATGGAGCTACACAGGCGGTCACCAAATATAACGGTGAAGCGTTGACTGCGGCAGACATTCCCGGTACTGGTGTGTATGAGTTCTGGTTTGACCGTGCGACTAATACGTTGCAAATTATGACCGGAGTGGTTTAAAAAAAACAACGGGCGGGGCAAATCCCGTCCTCTTAAAGAGTTAATTAATTATGCCTTTTCAGAATCTACGAGTAAACAGCGAGTTCTTTGTCCTTCATAAGGACGGTACTCCATATATTGAAGTTGGGTCCGTTTCAGGTGTTTCCAATCCTGTTCCGGAGTTTATGCAACAGCCTCTTCCTTATGGACAGCCTCCAAGAATGGTTGTTGACATAACAATCAAGGTAGGGGAACAGACGGTGACTTTCCAAAAAATACCGGCGATGTCAGACATTGCTGATGCAAACTTTCCCGGAGGTGGGAATATGGTAATATCCGGTTCAAGGGAATCGATGAATGCGGAAGTTGCCGCCATGCGAAACCGTTCATCGGAGATTTTAGGCAGCGTAGACCATCACCGTTCAGTTCTGGAGTCTTGCGACAAGATGCTTCAAATTCTTAATCCGGAATTTGCAGAACGCCAACGCCAGGATGCGGAAAATAAAGCTCTAAGACAAGAGTTAAGTGAACTAAGGGCAATGATGGCCGATTTTCTCAAATCTTCTGAGAAGGCTTCTAGTAGTAACAATTCTAAAAAACAATAGTATGATGATGATTGAAATTTCCGAGAGCAAGGTCGAGAAAATGTCCGACTATGCGGAAAAGATGCTGCGTTATGGCGGCAAGCTCATGCAATGCATAGAAGAACTTTCCGAAGGTGAAGGCATGAGTGAGCGTTGGGATGACGATGACCGTTATTATGATGATGAAGGTATGGGTGAGCGCGGTGGTTACAGTGGCTCAGGTCGTGGTATGGGACAAAGACGGGGCGTTCGTGGAACCGGACGTTATTCCCGTTATCGTTAAGTTTAACTTGGGGGAGTCGTAATATACTACTCCCCTATAATATTTATATGTTATGAGAAGAGAACCACTTGATATATATGATGAACGCCCAAGAGAAATGAAAGCGTATCTTTCTAATTTTTCTTGGCATTTTAATAAAAAGATGTGCGACTTCGCTGTGTCGCTTATGAAGAAAACAAATCCAGCTACAGGGAAAAAGGAAAGAATAGAGCCTATATCCAAAGAGAAGGTAGACGAACTCCTAACTAAGCATGGGATAAGAATTGATAACAATGTCTTATATGATTATGTGTATTGGGCGAATCAAGGAAAAGCGGATTTGCTGAAATCTTCTGTGCCCGATGATCAACACCTTGCACTATATATTAAAGATATGATTGACGATCCCGATGCTCCGGACGGCATGGCTATGTCTATGTGGTATGCCAAAATGATTAGAGCCGGTGAGCCTATAGAATGGGACGAAATGCTATAAGTTATGATACGCCAAAGGTTTACTCTTGAGAAATACGGTTGGGATGTGTATACGTATTATGCCGTTGACACCTATTATGTTGACGAGATAATAGACAATATGTATTCCATCGGATGTGACGGGGATATGCTTCGTACAGCCTATGACAATATGAGTTCCGGCAAAATGAATACCGGCGTCACATATTCCAACTTCAGGGATAGAAAAACAATAATGGTCATTGCCATTACATCCTCTGCAAAGGAGTTTGAGAAATCTTGGCGGCATGAGTGCGGGCATCTGGCTACCCATATATGTCAGGCACTTAATATAACTCCGTATGGAGAGGAAATTCAGTATATCGGGGATGATATAGTGGAAAAGATGTGGGAATATGCTCATCCGTTGCTGTGTGAGTGTGATTGTTGTAAACAAAAGGTAGATAAATTATTATGAGAAAGAAACAGATGCTAAAAGCGATAAAAAGTGAAACGCCTATAAATAGCATGTATTCACTTATTCCTACTGATAAGCGCAATGCGTTCAAACGTTTTGCGTCTTGTTTTGGATTTACGGAGGAAAGAATAAAGAAAATATTGTCTGAAGAAAAAAAATAATAATCGAACAGAAGCGTTCTTTGACTTGTTGGAATTACCGCTAAATTAAAAGTGTTAATAGCTATCTTTGATATTGTCATATTGATATAATTACCTATATTTGCACCATATAGGAGTGCTGGTATGTACAACAGCATCACCTTTCACTATAATAAGGAATTTACAGGGACATCGTAATTAGAGAGCCTTCTGTAAATATTGGTATTATTTTCTTGTACTATGAATAAAGTAATTAATATTCCAAATGCGGATAGAGATGAACGAATAGGTAGTGTTTTCAACCATTTATTTTCTGTCATTTTTGCGAATGAACAAATAAGGGATAATGATGTTCCTGTTTGGGATTTTTCAAATACCTCTTTTTTTCATCCATTCTTTTTGTTCCCATTTGCCATATATAAAAGCAAATGTAAGAACGTACAGTGTAAAAATGTGGTTGGATATATGAGAAACTATTTAGAATGTGTTAAGTTCTTTGATATGCTGACAATAAAAGATGACATGGACCTAAATAGTGCGTTGAAAGAATATTTAGGGAAAAGTTATATCCCTATATGTCGCTTTAGTCGATTGAATAAGAATATAGATTCAATGCAGACCATTATTCAAGGAGTTATTGAAAAACAGAAAAATTTAGATTTAAAACTTAAAACTCCACTTTCGTATTTGATTAGTGAATTAATTTGCAATATAAATCAACATTCTGATAGTGATTATGGTTATATATATACGCAATATCTGAAACGTGAGAATTGTTTGGATATATGCATAGCTGATGATGGAATAACAATTTATGGAAGTTATGTCAAGTCACAAAAGATGCTTGATAAGATAGGTGACAATGAAGCTGAAGCATTGAAATATGCAAATGAAGGATATTCGACTAAAGACCTTCCTGATGCTGAAAGTAGAGGGTTTGGTATATCATCTACTAAAAGTATGATTGTGGAAGGTCTTGGAGGGGCATTCTTTATGTTGTCAGGAGGGGCATTCCATAGGCATGATGCATCTGGCGGAAGTGATTATGTAAAATTGCCTGAAACTATTAATTGGAATGGTACGATTATACTTATGAGAATACCATTGACAGTTAGTGAAGAATTTGATTATACGAAGTATATAAAATAG